ACAAGATCATGCGAGTTCGCCTACCGGCTTACCCGTTTGTGACGGTTAAGGGTCGCGTTCCGCGAAGCTCTCCAAGACCTACAGTGAAAACTGCTGGTGCAAGGAGACCTTCTCGGAAGGTCCCTAGTCGTCGGATTATGCCAATGCACACCAAGAAGCTGTGGGAAGCTACTTGGTGCGCTCTCGTCTCTTGTGGACTGGCAACCCGTAAGGGTTCGTGGGAGCTTAGAAAGTGGGTCAGTTTGAATTCTGACCGTTGTGGATGGGAAGACACTGCAAAGGGTCTTAAGGACGTTTGTTTCGTCCTCAGACAATCTGCTATTGAGCAGAGAAGGCCCAGTGTCGAACCATGCCATCACTTCCCAAGACGCATTCTCTTCTGGTTGAATCGAAAACTCACTGTTAAAGGAAAGCTGGCCTTTAGTAGGCTGGCTCGGGCCCTCCCCGAAGCAAGTGAGTTTAGTAGAAGAGAGGCCGTCTCGGCCCACGCCCTTAACCTTCAGAATCGACATGTAACTCCTCGAATGTTCTTGGAGGATATTCAACAGCATGTCGCTCGACTTCTGAAGGGCAGGTTTCCAGTCAAGTTCTCGTACTCTGTGCCTACATCGTCTGCGGCGGTGGTTGGTAGTCAGCGAAAGGATGGAGGTTTCAATGGTATCCTTGCCCAGAAAGCCCGTAGTGGTTGGCGCGGAGTAGCATCCGGCCTCACTAGGGGTGGGCGTGGTGATACCGAAACTTCCTATCTTGCAGCTGACTTCGAGCGCCGCACCCAGAAGCGAGTATCGGGTGATAAATACCACATGTACCCCACGGTTGTTAGTGCCGAACGCAATCTCATGCATGCTACTGCATTGATATTGCGTGAGGCAGTGGGTCAACGTGTGGTTCATCACGCGTCCGTTGTCGCTGAACTGGGGATGAAGGCACGAGTCATTACCGTCGCTCCTGCTAGCGTAATTGCCAGAGGGGACCTTGTAAGACAGGTCCTCTGGCCCACGATTCTCGAGAATGTGCCTCAGGTACAACCGTATGTTCCTCATACGGAAGAGGCAATTCTGCAGAGATTGAGTGGGTTGGTAAGTGGTCGGGTCTACCTTTCGGCTGACCTTACCCGTGCTACAGACGGCTTTGGACATGATGCATTGCTTGCTGTCATCAAAGGGCTTCGACAAGCTGGTCTCCCAGCTCATCTTATCCCTGAGCTCCAAGAATCCCTGGGGCTCGGCAAGGAGTGTCATTATGTCCGTTACCGTCGGTCGCAACTTACCGAGCAATGCTGGCAGGAGTTGCGCAGACGTTATGATTCTGAAGATGGGGAGACAGTCGATGTCCCGAAGGTTCGCGGTTCGCTCATGGGAACCCCTTGCTCCTTCTCGATGTTGAGTCTTCTGAATCATTGGATGAGTGAGCGGCTGGGGCCACGTAGGATCATCTGCGGCGATGATCTGGCCGCACTCACTCATCCTGATAACGTCGATTCCTATTCGCAGAGAGCCTCTGCTGTAGGAAGCGAACTCCATCAAGGAAAGTCTTTCAGATCTAAGATAGGCTTCGTGTTCTGCGAGGCCTACGCCCTGACCAGCAGGGGTTCGGATCTGGTGAGTTTTAGACCACCTTCCTTGAAAGAGTTCGTGCGTGACGGCAATGGGGTCATGAGTCAGCATTCTGTGGATCCCTCTTCTTTTAATCGCCTTGCACGTTGTGCGCGTACGCTTTACCGAAAGCAGCGCATGGCGGCCCATAGAAGAGGCAGATGTCCAGAGCTCCCGGCGGTTCTTGGTGGTCTGGGGCATCCCTGCAAAGGGAAGCTCCGTGTGCCCGCTAGGGTAAGGTCCGCTATTAAGGAGCTCTATCTCTGTGAGAATGCTGCACACGGTGGTGCTCATGACCCGACGAGATACTTGTCTACACTCCTTGTTCCAGCTATACCGACTTCTCGTCGCGAGTATAGGAACAGCATCAAACGGATGAGGGATTGGCTTGACAACCAATCTATTGATGAGCCTCAACCTGGAGATGCTTTTACCACCAATAGAGAGATTGGGGCCTATGCGGCCATGTCGGCCAATCTCTCTTATTTGGCATCTGGTGGTAGGTTCAGGAAGTGTAGACCACAAGAGACGAAGGCGTCGAAGCAGAGGTGGCCCAAGCCCCTTGACGGTTGTCGAGGGGGGGTCTTGTCCACTCAAACCAGAATACGAACCGTTCTGGAGTGGGACAGGAGAGCTCGCGAGGAGCTCGGCACCTACTTCGATGCAGGCTTTTCGACGCACATCCGGCGTAGGATATGCGCCAACAGGGGTAGTGATATCCCTGGAGATGACAGGAC